CGCTAGGTACATGGTCAAACGCGTGCTGAAGGACCTTTGGCAGGCGTGGCGTCAGGCCAATTTCAGTCCGCAACCCATAGGAGATGCGCCTCACGCCGAACTTCCGCGTGACTGAGGAGGCCACCCGAACCGCGCCAACCCAGTGTGTGGACCGCCTCTTCAAATGCCCGGCTGACCACCGGGCATTTTCATTGTGGTGACACAGGTGTGTCTACAGCATAAGGCGATCGGCGCTGTTTTCGCTTCACCGGCTCACCGCAATTGCTGCAGACCAGATTGGCCGCGCGCAATCGCCTCAGCGTTGTGAACACCTCGCCCTCATGCTCACAATGGCCGCAGGTCAGCCACCACACACGCGTCTCGTTCAGACGGCGCTTGGCATCCTGAATCCGTCTGCCCTTGCTTTTCCAGTTTGGCCGCATCGGCGGTCCTCCTGATGGCCTTCGAAATTTGCTGGCGCATCTGTGCCTTGGTAGGCTTACGCGGTGGTGTCCTGTTTGCCGCCCAATCTTCGCATCTACGATGTCGCCGAGCTAGCCACTGCCTCCTGGTAAGCGTCCAATCAATACCAGCAGCCACCAGCCAGCGCCGCACAGTTGCCTTTGTGGTGCTCGCGATCACCGCGCCTTCCTCAAGCGAGGCCAGGTCGCCACTGCGAGCCATGGCCACAACATAGCCACGTCGCTTATCAGTCTCTGGCCCGCGCTTGCCCACGATACAAAACGTATCGCGTTATTTTCGGCGACCAACGCACCACGCGCGATTCGCATCGTTCGTACACAAACAATCGCCATTGAAAGGACTCAACAAAACAGCCCGATTTGACAGCGAACACCAAATCAGCCCATTCTCCTCGCGCGTCGCCACCCGTGCGCGCCTAATCCTTCCACAGCGAGTATCACGAGCGAGGACCGCAACCGAGCGTAAGCGCGAGGGCGCACCATCCACGCAACCGCTCATCCCGTCTTTCAAACTGCCAGACACAGCAGCCTCTCGACTTGCTCGCTGCCTGATATTCAGAACGCCCTTTCAACAGGCCTTCCATCCGATGCTGGATTGACCTCGTTGCTCGTATATGCACGCTAACTGGCATTTCGCACTTGCGAGATATTCCATAATATCGGACGTTCATCAGCAGTGATTTGAACTGCATATAGCAATATCAATGGCTTAGCAGAGATGTGGCATTCATGGGCTGTGAATGACACGCGCGCCAGGTGATCGTCAGATATTGAGGCAGTTGTGTAACTGCTTGATATGTCTCGCAATTATTTCCAGAAGCGACCGGGGGTGGGGGAAAATCCCACGCTCGCGCTCTAATCGACGTCCCCTCCCTATTTCGCGCCGCGTTTTCAAAAACTTCGGTTGGTTTGTGGTGCGTTGTTCTGATTTGGCCTGATCGTAATTGGTTAGCATGAGCGACGTGACTGGAATTGCGACGGTTCCTGACCCGGATGTGGGTTCATTGGGGCCTGCGATGCTGGCCTGCAATGCGGCGCAGCGGCGATTTGCGCTGGCGGCGGTGATGTATCCGCTGGCGAAGGACTGGCAGGTAGCGAAGGCGGCGGGGTATTCGGACCGCTCGCATGGGGCGTTGCGGGTGACGGCGCACCGATTGTTCCACGACGAGAAGGTTTTGGCGGCGATCCGGGAGTGCGCGGACAAGGAAGTTCGCGGCGGGGCGATGCTGGGGATTGCGACGATCAAGAAGATTGTTCGGAATGATGCGCACCGGGACCAGTTCAAGGCGGCGGCGTGGCTGGCGGGGCTGAATGGGTTTGCGGTCGCTCAGAACATCAACATCAACCAGACGGTCAAGGACGAGAGCGGCAAGGCAATCCTGAAGCAGATCGAGGCTTTGGCTGGGAAGTTGGGCGTGCCGGTCACGCTGCTGCTGGGTGGACCTGAGCCGAAGGTGGTCGATGCGGAATTCTCCGAGGTCGGGGATGGCTGAGAAGTCGCTCGCGGAGCTCAAGGAGATCCTGGCCGGGCTTGAAGCCCTCGACTATCGGCGGACCTACCAGCAGTTTTTCGACTTCAAGCCGTACCCGAAGCAGAAGGCGTTTCTCGACCTTGGGGCGGGCAAGCGTGAGCGGCTTCTGATCGCGGGAAACCAGAACGGCAAGACGCATACTGGGGCTTATGAGGCGGCCTGCCACATGACCGGGCTGTATCCGGAAGACTGGAAGGGCCGGCGCTGGGACCGGCCAACCAAGGGATGGATAGCCGGCGAGACGTCGCTGGTGGTGCGCGACGTGCAGCAGAAGAAGCTCTGCGGCGAGCCTGGCGTGGTCGACCTGTTCGGGACCGGAATGATCCCGAAAGACCTGTTCACGGACAAGCCGTCGCTGGCGCGCGGCATCACGGATGCATACGACACGATCCAGGTCCGGCATGTGTCGGGCGGGGTGAGCGTGGCGCGCTTCAAGTCGTACGAGCAGGGTCGGACGAAGTTTCAGGGCGAGAGCATTGATTGGGGCTGGGCGGACGAGGAGCCGCCGGAGGACGTCTATGCCGAGTTTCTGACCCGCACGGTGGCGACCGGCGGCATGGTCTACCTGACATTCACGCCGCTGAAGGGCCGATCGAGCGTCGTGATCCGCTTCCTGGATGAGCCGGACGACAACCGCGGCATGGTGTCGATGACGATCGACGATGCCTTGCACATCGCGCCGGAGGAACGGGCGAAGATCATTTCGGCCTATCTGCCGCACGAGCGAGAGGCGCGGGCCCGCGGCGTGCCGACGCTGGGAAGCGGCCGGATCTTCATGACCCCGGAGGAGGCCATCGTCGAGGACGCGATCACCTCGGTCCCTGAACACTGGTTCAAACTTTGGGCGGTCGACTTCGGAATCGACCATCCGTTCGCCGCGGTGCTGCAGGCATGGGACCGGGACGCCGATGTTGTCCACATCCTGCATGCGATCCGCATGGTTGACGCGCTGGTGATGCAGCAGGCGCACGCGATGCTGACCGTAGGCGCCGGCGTACCGGTGGCCTGGCCCCATGACGGCCACCACCGCGACCGCAAATCCGGCGAGCCGCTGTCGAAACTCTACAAGGCCGAGGGGCTATTGATGCTGCCGGAGCATGCGCAGTGGGAAACCGGAGGGTTTTCCACAGAGGCGGGCATTCTGGAATGGGACCAGCGCGAGCGCAACGGCAAGCTGAAGGTCGCGCGCCACCTGACCGATTGGCTTGAGGAGCGGCGCTTCTACCACCGCAAGGACGGCCAGATCGTCAAACTCAAGGACGACTTGATGAGCGCGACCCGCGTCGGGTTGATGGCGAAACGCTTCGGCCGGCAGGTCCTGCTCGGCGGCCGCCGGCCGCAGCCGCGCGCGAACGATGACGGCACCGCCGACGGGACGGACTTCGACCTCTTCTAGCGCCCCCTGATGGTGCGTTGCTGGTAGACCCCCGCGCCCGCACGTTCGCCATGCCGTGAGTTCGCCCTCCCGGCGTTTCCTCTCAGACTGAGCGGCGGGAGGACAACCTCGCATCACTCCCGCCGCCTTTTTGGAGATGAGCCATGGCCGATGATGCCGCACCGCTTCAGCCCGTTGATCCCGTTCCGCCCGCGCCTGAGCCTGTTGCAGTCCCTGAACCTTCTCCCCAGCCGACCGCAGAGCCCGTCGCCGAACCGGCGCCAGCGCCAGAACCCGCTCCGGCTATGCCTGCGCCGCCTCCGGTCCCCGAGCCTGCACAGCCATCGCCGCCGCCTGCGCCCGAACCGAAACCAGAACCCGTCTCGGCACCGTCGACGCCTCACGATCGCCTGAAAGCGTTCGAGGACGAGAAGTTCGGCAAGGATTGCGTGCGCATCAACGGCGAGATCGAGCGCGGCCACGGCTCGCTGTTTGAGCGCCTTTCCGATGAGGACAAGGCCCACTACGCCGCCCTCGAACGCCTGATTGTCGCGCACGACAAGCTCGAGGCCGCACAGGCCGCGCTTCACGCCGCCGAGCACGAAGCCGCAGACGCGGAGATCGCCGCCGATGCCGCTGGATAATCCTTTTGGCTATGCGGCTGCCGACCTCGGGTTTGGCCCGGGCGATGCACTGCGCGGTCAGGTGGCCGACGATACCGAGGAGCTGCGCAAGAAGCGCATGGCGCAACTCAGCGAGCGCCAGATGCTCGGCCCGGCCGGCTCGCTCGCCGTGACCTCGCTGTTTGGCAGCCGGGGAGGGATGCCCGGTGGAAACTACTAGGCTGGCCTTCGACCTCAGAGCCTCCTGGCAATGCCGCGCGCTTCTTGAGGCGCGGCACCATACATGGTGCGTTCTGCTGTCGGTGCTGTCGCACACGTATGACGAAGCGATGCTGCCGTTGCTGCAAGTCGCTTTCCCCAACTTTGCGTCAATCGCCGCGCCATTCATATGCTCGGCCGGCAAGATCGACCGCACCGGCGCCATCGTCGTCGACATCGTTGAGCGCTCCGGAACGATATCCAGGGACGTTGCGATCTACGAATCCGAGATTCATCTGCGCGACGATTTCCGCCGGCTCGCCGATCGCATGAAACTCGACGACGAGGACCGCATCGAGTTGTTCAAGTGCGTGCAGCGCTGGGTGGTCGCCGACCGCCGGCTCGACCCGACATTCGATCGGAAAGACCCAGATGCCAAGCGCTTCGTCCTCAACTGAGGTCGCACCTTACACGGTGGACGCGGTGAACACCGGCATGACTCGGCGCATCAGCGACCGCGAGCAGGCGATCGTGTCCGGCATCCTGCGCGAATTCTCGCAGTACCAGTCGCGGCGCTCCACATTCGCGATGCAGTGGGAGGAGATAGCCCAACTGATCCTGCCGACGTCGCGCAACACGTTTTTCTATCAGAACTACAACACTCCAGGCGAGAAGAAGACGCAGCAGCAGGTCGACGCCTCCGGCGCGCTCGCACTGCATCGCTTCTGCGCCATTGCGGATTCGCTCGTCACCCCGCGCAACATGATGTGGCATGGGCTGACCAGCGACGACTACGTGATGAAAGACCGCGCGTCGCGGCTGTGGCTGGAAAAGACAACCCGGCTTCTGTTTGCCGAGCGCTACGCGGAGAACGCGAACTTCGCCGCACAAAACTACAGCAATTGGCAGTCGCTCGGCGCATTCGGCAACTGCACCATGTTCATCGACAAGTACGACAATCGATGGCACGGCGGCACGCGAGGCCTGCGCTACAAGTCGGTGCCGCTCGGCGAGACCTTCTTCGGAGAGAACCACCAGGGCAAGGTCGATCGCCTGATCCGCTGGTTCCGGCTGACCGCCTATCAGGCCGTGCAGAAGTTCGGCATGGAATGGCTGCCGGCCAACCTGATCGCACCGCTGCAGCAGGACAGCCAGACCCTCTACAGCTTCCTGCATTGCGTGCGGCCGCGCAGCGAGGACTATGATCCGGAGGCGCTGGACGAACGCTCGCTGCCTTTCACGTCCTATTACGTTTCGATGGAAGGCCGATGCCTGATGGCGCCGGAGCGCGGCTATCGCGTGTTCCCCTATGCCGTCAGCCGCTACGACCAGGCACCTGGCGAAGTCGAGGGCCGCGGCCCCGGACAGATCGTTCTGCCGTCGCTGAAGACCCTCAACGCCCAGAAGGTGACATTCCTCAAGCAGGGCCACCGCGCCGCCGACCCCGTGCTGCTGATCGCTGACGACGGTGTGATCAGCATGAACCTGCGGCCTGGCGCGATCAACAAGGGCGGCGTCACGGCCGACGGCCGTCCGCTGGTGCATACGCTGCCGACCGGCGACATCCAGATCAGCCTCGAGATGATGCAGGAGGAACGGCAGATCGTCGACGACGTGTTCCTAACCTCGATCTTCAAGCCGCTGGTCGAAAACCCGAACATGACCGCCACGCAGGTGATCGAGCTCGTCAACGAGCGCGGCATGCTGGTGGCGCCGACACTCGGCCGGCAGCACAACGAAAAGATCGGCAGCATGATCCCGCGCGAGCTGGACCTGCTGCAGGATCTCGGCCTGCTCGACCCGATGCCGCCGGCGCTACGGGAAGCGCAGGGACATTACGAGGTGACCGACACCTCGCCGCTGGCGCGCGCCGCCCGCATGGGCGAGGCCGTCGGCTTCAATCGCTGGGTGGACAATCTGCGCCAGCTTGCGGTCGATACGCAGGATCCGTCGTGGCTCGATCCCGTCAACAACGAGGTGGCCGCGCCGGAGCTCGCCGACATCTTCAGCGTGCCGGTGCGCTGGACCTCGACGCCGGAACAGATGGCGGCAAAGAAGAAGGCGCGCGCCAACGCACAGGCACAGCAGGCCCGCATTGCGGCGCTGCCGGCTGAAGCGGCCATGGTCAGCGCGCAGGCCAAGATGGCGAAGTCCAATCCGCAATTGCCAGGCCCGGCCGTATGACCCCGCAACAGGAAGAAGAGCTTTGGCGCGCCTATCAACTCACGTTCAATTCCCCGGCAGGCCAGCGCGTGCTGCAAGACCTGATGGCCTTCGGAAGTTTCCGCGTGCCCATCGCCGACCCCGTCGACGAAGGCAAGCGACAAGTCGTTCTTCGAATTATGGATTTCTCAGAGTGGAGTTTTGAGGAACTGAAAGCTGTCTATGCCGGCCGCATGGCCGTGCAAGACCCCAACCGGCCCGCCAAAGGAGCGATAAGCCATGACGACCGAACGACCCCATCTGCCTAACCACCATCACTTTTTCAATCACCACACCGGCCGACCCCGCTTCCACTTCGACGAAGCGGGCGCTGCTGGGGGCGCGGCCGGAGGTGCCGGAGCCGCAGGCGGCGCTGGGGCTGCTGGCGGCTCCGGTGGCGCATCGCCGTGGCACACTGGTATTGAGCCGGAAACGATCGGGTTCTGGCAGAACAAGGGCTATGACATATCCGACCCGAAGACGCTCGCGACCGCGGTCACGAAGAACTACCGCGATGCAGAGAAGCATTTCGGTGTGCCTGCCGACCGGCTCCTGAAGATGCCGGCCGCTGACGCCAAGCCGGAGGAGATTGCCGCGTTCCGCGAACGCCTCGGCATGCCGAAGGAGGCCAAGGACTACGACTTCTCCACTGTCAAGGACGCCGCCGGCCAGGCGATAGCGCAGCCGCTCGCTGACGCACTTCGCGCCTCCGCGCACGCCGCCGGCCTGTCCAAGGAGGCCGCAGCCGCTGTCGCGCGCGACGTCGTGAAGCATCTCGACAGCGCAACCACCGAGAAGGCCAACATCGCCAATGCCAACCAGGAAGCGGATCGCGCCAAGCTGAAGCAGAATTGGGGCGACAAGTTCGAGTTCAACCGGCTGCAGGCGATGGAGGGTGTGCGCAAGCTCGGCATTAGCCAGGAAGCGGTCGCTGGCCTCGAAGCCGTCATGGGCTATTCCGGCGTGATGGAAGCCCTGCGCAAGATCGGACTCAACACCCGCGAGGATACCTTCGTCGAGCGCGGCGCCGGCGGCTCGCTGGGCCAAGCCACCACCGTCGAAGGCGCAATCGCGCGAAAGGCCGAACTGATGGCCGATTCGGCATGGGCCGATCGCTTCCTCAAGGGCGGCGCGGCTGAGAAGGCCGAGATGACCCGGCTCGACCAGATGATTTCAGGAGTTGCCGCATGACCCCCGATGTAAGCACCGAAGCACCGACCGAGAAGACCGCCAAGCGCAAGAAGGCAAAGCGGGCCAAGCCCGCACCCGCGCCCAAGCAGGCCAGCCCGTTCGCCGGACTGACCAAGACCGAGTGCGCCAAGGGCTGTAGCGTCGACGGCTGTGTCGTCAGCGGCAAGCCCTATTGCAGCCATCCCGCGAAGGGCGGGCTGCAGGCCGGCGACCTCGGAAACCGAGAAGTAGTTGAGCGATTCCAGCAGGCCGTGAAGTACCTGAAGCGCCAGGCGCTCGCCTGATCGCTGTTGGTGCGTTGCTGGACATAGGCGGGCGCGGCACGTTCCGCGCCCATAGACCCGCGCGTTCCGGTCCCCGCAAGGACAAGTCCGGCTCCGGGTGAGTTACGGCCCCCGTCAAGGACAAGGCTGAAGGTTGATGGCCCCCACGCATCCGCTGGGCAAGGCCGCTGACGTTTCACCTTAACCGGCGGGATAGCCATGTCTGAGAATCTGACCAAACTTTTCACGACGCAGTTTTCGACCGTGCTTGCGCTCAAGCTGCAGCAGCGGCAGTCGAAGCTCCGCGGCCGCGCCATGGAAGGCTTCCATGTCGGCAAGCAGGCCTCACCCATCCAGTACATCGGCGCGGTCAAGATGATGCCGCCGGCGGGCCGCTTCGCTCCGATCGGCCGGCAGGATGTCGACTTCACCCGGCGCTGGGTCTTCCCCGTCGATCGCGACGCCAACCAGCTCATCGATACCTTCGACAAGCTGAAGACCGCCGTCGAACCGACCTCGCAGTATTCCGACGTCGCCGCAGCAGCTGTCGCCCGCGAATGGGACGATCGCCTGATCGGCGCCGCCTTCGCCGACGCCTCGCTCGGCGTCGATTCTTCGGCGTTCACCACGGAAACCTTCTCCACCGCCTCCTGGCAGATCGCCTCGACCTTCGGTTCGGCGGCGGCTTCCGGCCTGACGGTCGCGAAGATGATCGAAGCCAAGCGCATCATGCGCAAGGCGCAGGTCGACATGGAGGCGGAGACGCTGACCTGGGTGACCAACTCCCAGGGCGAAAGCGACCTGCTCAACCAGGTGCAGGTGGTCTCGACCGAGTTCTCCGACAAGCCTGTGCTTCAGGAGGGCAAGGTCACCCGCTTCCTCGGCTTCGACATCGTCTATTCGGAGCGCCTGTCTTCAACCGGAACCATCCGCAACAACATCGTGGCGGCTAAGTCCGGCTGGTATCTGGGCATCTGGCAGGATGTCATGAACAAGGTCAGCCAGCGCGACGACCTGAGCGGCCAGCCGTACCAGATCTATACCACCATGTCGTCGGGCGCGACGCGGCTTGAGCCCGGCCGCCTCCTGTCCGTGCTGTGCGCCGATAGCTCGACCGCAGCCGACGTAACGCCGTAAGGAGGCATCCATGGCCATTGACCACGTAAAATCCACTTCCGTCACCAACGCTGATGCGTCGCCCGCGGTTGCCAATACCGCCGGCGAAGGCGGCTCCGCTCCCGCCAAATGCAATACTGGAATTGCTACTGGTGTTGCATCGTCAAACATCGACGCAACGTATCAGATGGTGCGCGTGCCTTCGAACGCGAAGATCAAGCGCATCTTCTTCCAGACGCAGACGCAGACGGCAGGTGCGGCCGATATTGGCGTCTACTATGCGACCGACGGCCTGATCGGCAAGCCGACATCGCTGCTCGCGGCGAATGCCATCGATCAGGACTTCTTCGCCCAAGCAATGTCCCTGACGACCACTACCGTACAGGACGCCACGAACAACCCGATCGGATCAGCTTACAATCCGTCCAAGCGCAATCAGCCGCTTTGGCAGGCAGTGGGCCTGACCAGCGACCCCGGCGGCAACTTCGATATCTGCCTGACGCTCACCACCGCAATCACGACCGGCACCGGCGTGATGGTGATGGATGTCCTGTACACCGACTGAGGTAGGTCATGGCGCGCACAACACTGTATGCGACGGCGGGAAGTGACGTCGTCGCATATGCTGATCAGCAGGGTCTGGTTGCGACCTTTGAGGCTGCGCTGGCGGTCCTCGTGGCCGACGGCGCTTCGCCGACCCAGGCGCATGTGACGACCGCAAACAACGCCTACACCAACGTCAAAGCGATTTGGGCGAAGGATTTTGTCGTCGATTACGATCGCGCCAATGTCAACACCAGCAACCTGAAAAACCAGGCAATCCGGGCCATGCTGGCCGAGATCCTGAAGATAGGATAAGCGACAATGGCAGACCATTTTGTAGCAATCGCCCGCGGCGTCGAAGGCGAGAAGTATTCCGACTTCACCACCGGGACTTCGTCCTCGGCGACTTCGCTGTTTGAGCTCCGCGTCCTCGACGGTGTCACGCCGACCAAGACGGAAGTTCTCAAGGCCCTGAAGGCTTTCGAGCGGTTCTTCGAAAACGCGCAGCAGGTCTCAGCGGCCGGCTTCGACGTGAAGGGATAAACGTGGTGGTGCAACACACCAACTCTGCCCACAACAACGCCTGCGCTGTTGCGGAAAACTCACGCCAGGCGGCCGTGGCGGCGGCGAAATCTGCGGGTAGCAGTGCTGCAATTCAGGCAGCCGTCGTCACTGGCGAGATCGCCTACTATCGCAGCCTGATTGCTTCCGCAAAGGCCAACGGGCAGCCGTATGGGAGTTTCCTGGAAGCTTTAACCTGGCTCGGAGGTACGCCCTAATGGCAACCGCGACAGAAGCCGTCACCTTCTCGAACATCGCCGCCGGCAACACGGCGGCATTCGCGCTGCGCGGCGGCCGATATTCGCTGCTGACCAAGTCGACAGGCACCGGCACAATAGACCTCAAGACGCTGCTGCCAGACGGTACAACGTGGCAGGCAGTAGCGACCCAGATCACCGCAACGTCCGGTTACCAGGGCGGCCTTGATCTTCCGCCAGGTCAGTATCGGTTCGAGATCGCAACCTTCACGGCAAATTACCTGACCGTCTGCCGCATCCCGACCTAACGCCCAAGGTGCGTTGCTGGTGTAGGGCTCGGACCGCACTTTCCGGCCCATGGCCGAGTTCCGAACGCAGGTTGATATAGGCAACCGTGCCGCCCAGCATTGCGGGGCGCCGCGGATGGGGTTGGATGGCTTTTCCGAAGTTAGCCGAACCGCCGGCGAGATTTCCGCCTGCTACAGCCAGTTGCGCCAGGCCGAGCTGCGCGCCAATACATGGACCTTCGCCTGCCGACGCGCGATGCTTCGCGCGATCGACGACGACACCATGGTGTTGGATCCGGGGCTGTGGGTCGAGACGACGACCTATTTCGTCGGTAGCATCGTGTCGGACGCCAATGGCGTGCCGTGGATTTCCCGCATCCCCAACAATCTTGGTCTGCAGCCGTCAGTCGTCATCACGGCATGGGAGCCGTATTTCGGTCCGCTGACTGTCTCGCTGTGGGAAGACGGCACGTCGTACTACGCCGGCGAGCTCGTCTATCTGACCGACGGCGACGGCACCAGTCGGATCTATGTCTCGCTGCAGACCGGCAATGAGGACGATCCCGCGACCGCGACCGCATGGTCCTCCACCGCGACCTACCAGAAGAACGACGTCATCACCTATCTGTCGGTCGCATATATGTCGCTGATCGACTTGAACCTGAACCAGACGCCGACCTCTTCGCCTGCCGCATGGAATTCCGGCACAACCTACGGCGCGGCCGCTGCGGTGCGCGGCTCAGATGGCGTGAAGTACACATCGATCGCCGGAGGCAACCTCGGCAATGACCCGGTGAGCGACGGTGGAGTGCACTGGACAAATACCGGAACGCTCGTGGCGTGGGCCACGGATTTCACCGGCGGCGAAGGTTCGGTGAAGTGGCGGCAGATCGGCGGCGCCGAATTTGCGATGGGGGTCGGCCTCAAGACGCTCGACATCATCTATCCCCTGGGCACTGGCCCAGTGTCACAGACCTCCACGCGCAACGTGTTCATGCTGCCGGCGGGGTATCTTGGGCCAGCGTCGCAGAATCCGGGAGCCGGCATCGTCTCATGGCTCGGTGGGCCCTCCGGCTTCGTCTATCGCGATTGGGCATTCGAGAACAACTTCTTGCTTACCATGGACGTCGGGCCGGTCCCGTTCCGCTTCGTTGCCGACGTTCAGGACGTTTCGCGCTTTGACCCGATGTTCTGCGAAGGTCTCGCCGGCCGCGTTGGCATGGAGGTATGCGAGACCATCACGCAATCGAATGTGCAGGTCGGCACCGTCGCCAAGATCTACGATGAATGGATCACGCGGGCCAGGAACAGGAACGCGATCGAGCAGGGCATCGATGAGGCGCCCGATGACGATTGGGTGACGGTAAGATATTGACATGCCAGCGGCGACTTTTGCAGTCCCAGGGTTTTTAGGGGGGGAAATCTCCCGAGCCGCGCAAGGTCGGTTCGACAAGCCCGATTACCGCGTCTCGATGAAGGTTTGCCTGAACGGCTTTCCGAACGAGATCGGAACATGGGTGCGCCGGCCGGGCACGCAATATGCGGGGCATACCCGCGGCGGTGCGACTGGCCGTGTCTTCAAGTTCGATTTCGAGCAGACCAGCGCGGTGACCGGAGAATTAACCGATGGCTATCTGCGATTTCGATCCGGCTCGGTGCTGATCGACACCAATGACAGCGTCTCGGTGACGACGGTTTCAAGCGCCAACCCAGCCGTAGTGCAGACTGCAAGTGCTGTGACGTGGGTCACCGGGAACACGCTGATGTTCGACGGCGTCGCGCCGCTGCTGCAGAACCGGCAGTTTATCGCAACTAAGATCGATACCACACATTTCTCGCTGGTCGATGCGTTGACCGGCGCGAACATCGATGGCTCGACGCTGGGCACGCTGGTCGCCGGCACGATCCGCCGCGTCCATGAGCTGACGACCCAATACACAGGCGGAAACTGGTCCGGCATCCGGGCAGTGCAGGCCGAGACGACTGACATCCTGCTTTGCTCGACCGTGAAACCGCAGGCGTTGACGGTGAGCACAGAGCCGTCCGATGGCGTCTATCCGCAGTTTGCAATTGCCGATGCGGTGTTCCTCGATGGGCCATATCTTGACCCTTTCACCAATGGCGTGCAGGCGACGCCGTCGGCCAAGACCGGCATCATCTCGCTGTCGCTTTCGTTCCCTGCCTACGACTCGACGAAGGCTTACAAGACCGGCGACTTCGTCGTCTATAGCAGCGCGGTCTATCAGGCGCTGCAGAGCCAGAACGTCAATCACCAACCCGACATCAGCCCGACCTTTTGGGCGGTAAGCAGCGCCGCAGCGGCCATCAATGACGGGCAGGGCTTTCTTGGCAGCGACATCGGCCGGCTGGTGCGACTTTTTTCAGAGCCGGCGGCTTGGGCGGTAGGCACTACCTATGCTGCCGGTGCGGTGGTGTCCTACAATCCGACGGGCCTGCCTGGCGCAACGCAATACTGGTCTTCGCTGGTAGCGAGCAACACCGGCCACATACCCGGCACCGATCTCACCAACTGGCAACTGATGTCGTCGAACGCGGCGATATGGTCGTGGGGCCGGATCACAAGTCTATCAACCACGATCGACCGCGCGCTGGCAGGCTCCGTCAACATCGGTAGCATGACGATTGGTGGCGGGCTTGCCGCCGCGTTCGATGGCGTGTTCACGCAGATCGATACGGCCGGAGCGAGAGAGATTGGAACGGGAACCCTCACGTCCTACGTCGGCAAGAACTATTCCGGCGCATCGGACCAGAAAATCCAGAGCGCGACGATCTTTCCATCAAGCAACGTCGGATTTACGGCCTCCGATAAGGGCATGCCGACGATTACGCTCAACTTGCGCGGAAAAGCGTCGGCTCCCGCGTCATCGTCTGACGGGACATTGCTCGGGACTTCCGGGTCGATCCCGAACACGTTTTCCGCAGTTAGCATCGTTTCAAATGATCAGGTCACGGCATGGAAATATGTATGGGTAGAACTAATTTCCGTAATCCCCGGCACGCCTTCCATCGAGAACGCGATCGCGGAACTGTCGCTATTCAACCCTCCCGGCACCGGCACGTCGAGCGGCGTCAACGTGGAAATACTCGGTCCCGCGCTGCTCTACACCACCACGATCCAGACATGGCGGCTCGGGGCCTATTCCGACACGACGGGCTGGCCGACCTGCGGGCGCTACTACGAAGGCCGTATATGGCTGGGCGGCGCAATCAAGAACCGCTTTGATGCTTCGGTTTCGAACGGCATTGACGGAGGCATCCTCAACTTCGCGCCGACTGATTTCACCGGCGCGGTGGCGGCGAGCAATGCGATCTCCTACACGCTCAATTCTGACAGCGTGAACCAGATCGTGGATTTCCGTGCCGACACGCCGGGCCTGATCGCCTGCACCAAGGCGGCGGAATTCCTGATCCTGGCGCCGACCACCGGGCCTATTGCGCCGACGAACATTGCGGCGCGTCAGGTGACCAGCATCGGCAGCGAGAACATTGCTGCGGTTCGCACCGAGCACACGACAGTGTTCGCCAAGCGCTACGGCCGCAAGCTGATCGACTATTTTGCCGATGCCAATTTCAACAAGCCATCCGGGCAGAACCTCTCCGACAAGGCCGAGCATATTGTTTCGGCCGGCATCGCAGAACTGGCCTATGTCACGGCGGTCACACCGATCATCTGGGGCCGAGACGCTGCGGGCGCGCTGTTCGGCGTGACATACAAGCGCGACACGCTGACCACCACCACCGGCCCGACCTTTGCCGCTTGGCATCGCCATGAACTCGGGACTGGCCGCACCGTGGAGAGCCTGTGCGCCGGACCGTCGGTCGGCGGCGATCTCGACAGCATGACCATCGTGACGAACGATGCCGACACGAATATCCGCCACGTCGAGGTGATGACGGATACTCCGGACGAGAACACCGCGCTCGCCGACAACTGGCTGCTGGACGATGCGATCGTGCCAAGCTCGACCACGTCAAGTTCTATTGCAACCGCTCAGGCGCCATACGGCGGGCTGACCATCAATGGTCTTTGGCACCTCAACGGCAAGACCGTGCAAGTGACGGCTGATGGCATCGACTGCGGCGATCTCGGCGCGGTGCCGGCGTGGTCCTCGACAAAGACCTACGCGCAGTACGATCCAGTGAAGGGCAGCGACGGTCTGTCCTACGTCTCGCAAGTTTCCAGCAATCTCAACCACGATCCGACCACCGACAACGGCACGAACTGGCGCGCGGACTTCCTGGTTTCGAACGGCTCCATCTTCGTGCCCTATGGCGACGGCATCTCTGCCGGTTCCGGGCGCGGCCGATTCACCTCTGCCTTTGCTGCCACCGCGCAAATCGTGGTCGGCATGACCTACACCAGCGACGGCCAACTGGTTCGGCCGATCACGCAGGCCGATTCCGGCGCGCGCAACGGCCCGGCGTTCGGCAAGCTGAGCCGCGGCCACCGCTATGCGGTGTCGCTGGTCGGGACTGCCGTCGGCGCCATCAAGTTCGGCGGCGACCTGACCAAGACCATGTTCCCGGCGCTATTCAAGAATGCGCGCGGCGACGTGCAGACAGATCCGACCGTCACCTTTACCGGCATCCACCAGGACGCGCTGCAGGACGATTACGACTATGACAACGGACTGGCGTGGCGCATTGAGCGGCCGTTGCCGGCCAACATCGCGGCGACTGCGGTCAACCTCAATACGCAGGACCAGTAAGTAGCCATGGCATTCGGAGCAGGCACATTCAACTCTCTCGGCGCGGCGGTGTCGGACCTGTTTTCGGCCGACAGCCACCGCACCAAGGCCGGCGGCCTGCAGATCGAGGCCGGCAATTACGATCGCGCGGCTGGCTTCTCCGACGAGAATGCCCGCTTCGCCGAACTGTCGACCGCCATCAAGACCTCGCAGCTGGACCGCGAGCTCTACAAGACGCTGGGCGGACAACAGGCGGACATCGCCGGTGCGGGCTTTGCGGCGTCCGGATCGGCACTCGACATCATGCGGGACAGCGCGTCGCAGGGTGCACTGATGCGCGGCGTAGCGACCGAGCAGGGGCTGATCACCGAGGAGGGCTACAAGGTCGAGGCCGAGAACTACCGCAGCATGGGCGAGGCCGCGCGCATGGCCGCGGACGCGGAGAACCGTGCGGCCGACCGCGCGCCGCTCCTCGCCGCCATCCATGGTGTTGCGGCCGTGGCGTCGTTCTTCACATAGGAGGCGATCATTCCCAACATACGTGAGGTCAACGCTGGCGAGCTAGGTCTCCGGACCGACGACCGGGCCGCGTCCTCGTCGGCCAACGCCGGGCGGCGCATTGCGTCACTCTACAACACGGCGGCGGAAGCCAATAGCGACACCGGCCGGCGCGTGGCCAACGCGATCACGGATGCCGGCCGCGTAGCGGTGGACTTCGCCACGAACCGGGAGATCAACCGCGGCGCTGCCGAAGCGGCGACCACGCTATCGACGCTCGACCAGGAATGGAACGACACGATCAAGAAGGCCGATCCGAACGATCCGTCGGTAGCGGCGAAGTTCAGGGAGGAGCGGGTCGAGCCGGTGCTCGAGCAATTGAAGGGCGGTTTCTTCACGGAAGGCGGCCAGAAGTTCGCCGAGGCGAGGGTCGAGCAGTTCCGTAATCATTTCGTCAGCAAGACCTCTAGCGACATGGCGACGATGGCCGGCATCGCCGTGCGCCAGAATATCACGACCATGACGAACCAATATTCGAACATGGCGATCTCAGACCCGACGTCGGTCAAGACGTCGCTGGCGGCGGTCGAAGCATCGGTCAATCACATGGTCGACAGCAGTCCGACCCTGACCGGCCCTGAAGCTGCGCGGGTCAAGGCGGAAGTGCTGCAGGCTTCACAGGAAGCAATCGTCAAGGCCGCTGCGCTCGGCGCCATCAACGCCAATCCCGAAGCTGGCTTGAAGCAGTTCTCGGGCCCCGAGTATTCGAAATACCTCTCCGGCGCCGACCTGAAGGCAATGGAGCAGCAGGCCAAGTACGTGCAGCGCGCCGAGCGGGTCGACGAGAGCTATCGCCGCACGATCGAGAAGCAGCAGAAGCGGGACAAATCCGACGCGGTTGAAAATGACTATCTCGGCAAACTCTATAGCGGCGATCCGGTCGAGGCCGGCAAGGTCAATACCAAGGCAATCGCCACGAATCCGGACCTGTCCCGTGAGGCCCGCGAGCGGATGATCGGCATCGTGGAGCGGCAGACCAAGGCCGAGACACCGACGAGGGTATCGTCCCAGACCTTTGTCGGTCTCCTGCGCGAAATGCGCACGCAAGGCGCGGACATGGATGCCGTGATGACCAAGGCCTGGGACGCGCGGCTGAAAGACCCAGGCACCGAGGGCTCGCTGAGCGAACGGGACTTCAATCAGTTCCGGCAGGAAGTGATCGCGCGGAAGACGCCGGAAGGCGAGGCGCTGGAGAAGGACCGGGGGCAGTTCTTCAAGAATTACGCGGCATCCATCGTCGGCCGCGGTTATGACCCGGTGATGGGCTCGCCGAAACTGTACCAGGCAGAGCAGGACGCGCGGCGGTTCGAGGCCGACATGCGCAAGCAGGGCAAAGACCCGCATCTTCTCTACGACCCGTCGTCCGAGTATTTCATCGGCAAGCCAGGCATGCTGCAGAAGTGGCAGGGGTCGATGCAAGGCGATCTGGCGACGCGCGCAGAGACGCCAGCCGCCCCGGCCAAGCCTGTGGATAACGGCCCTCCCGCGAACCTGCGCGGCATCGCCTCGCTGTCCTACAGCGCAAGCCGCAAGATGTGGCGCGATGACACCACCGGGCAGCTCTACGACGCGACCGGCAAAGAGATCGGCAAATGAGCGAGGTCGACGACTGGACGCCGGTCAAGCAGGAGCCGGCCGACGATTGGGAGCCGGTGAACCGCCCCCCGCCGCCGACCGCGGGCGAGGCACTTCCGGAAGCCTTCGTCAGCCGCCTGCGCGCGGGTGAGTCAATTAGTCGCATCATGACCGAGGCAGCCAAGGGTGCCAAGGAAGGCTTCGGCCACGGCACGCCGACGGGCTTTGAGGACGCTACGCTCGACTTCCTGATCGAGAAAGGCATCTTCCACGACCCAGCCAAGGGGCGCGGCGGCCCGCTGCAGATGGTCAACGAGGCCGTCATGATGCCTGCAGCCCAGGCGTGGCAGGCCATCCTGCAGACCACCAACGGGGCCATACACGGCGCCGGCGGGCTGGTCGGGCAGCTGGTGCAGGAGTTCGGGGGCTCGCAGGGCGAGAGCGAGCGCGCCCGCCGAGAGACCATCAACTTCGCGAATTGGGCGATGATCGAGGGCGGCTTCGGCCGGTTCCAGCGCCCGCATGTCGAGGCCGGCGCACCGGCCGAGCGCGTGGTCGGAACGGTCCCGGCCGAGGCCGATTTTGCCAATGCGGGCAAGGTGCTGGAATCACCGCACGCCGAAGCCAACCTGCGCCGCATGTGGAAGGAAGACGGCATTCATCCGGCCGAGGCGGTGCACGACGCGGCGAATGATGCGTTCGCCAAGAACGAGATCACGGCGGCGCGGAAAGAAATCAATATCGCTGATTTCCAATTGGCGGAAACTGATCCAGCATTTACTGCTCTGAACGCCGAATTCCAAGCGACTAAGAATGCCGCATCTGAAGCAAATGATGCGTGGCAGACCGCCATAGAAAACCACGGCAAGGATTCACCGGAAGCTGCTGCTGCTCTCGCAAAGTTCGATGAATTGAAGGAGAGGCGCAACGCTCTTGACCGTCGACTCGATGAGATGACAACTCCAAAAGAGAAGCCAGTCCTTACTCCAGAGGAGGCGGAAATTCTGACCGAGACCGGCGGCAAGCCAGGGTCGCTCTCGGCCGCGATCACGCCGCCGGAGCAAATCCCGCTTGAGGTGCAGCCCGCGCAGCCACCCGGCTCACTGATGGGCACCGCGCGCGCCGCGGCCGAAGCGCTGTTCGATGCCGGGCGCGACGCGCAGATGCTGGTGGCTCCGATGGCGCGCGGCACGACAGACAGCATGGCAATGTCCAAGGACTTCGCCAACGCGCTCCGCCGCAACCGCTGGGATTGGGACCGCATCAATACCGACATCGAGAAGCGGTTCACGCCGGAACAGTGGAAGCGGATGTGGAACGCGATGGACGAGGAAAGCCTGTCGCTGCGGCTGGGCGAGCCGGCATCGGCGCGTGAGCACCAGGGCCTCGCAACGCTTGACGCTGCCGAGCGGCAGACCGTGCTTGACCTTGACGCGCGCCAGCAGAACGCATGGATGCGCGCCCGCGATCTCGGCATGGTGGAGGGCGAGGGCATCCCGATGCACGCCCCGCGCATGGTGATAAACATCGCCAATGCCGGGGACAAGGAAGGCGCGCTGGCGCTGGATGTGATCGGCCGCAATCTGCGTACGCGCACACCGGGCATGCGACACCGCAAATATGTGGAGATCGAAGAGACCGAGGCGGCAGCCAAGAAGAAATACGGCGAGAAGGCCGAGGTGGCCCGCGACATCCGAACTGTGGCAATGGCAACCGCCCAGCTCGAGGACGCCGTCGCCGGCCGGACGCTGATCAACAACATCAAGGCTTATGGCGAGCGCACCGGCACCGAGACCGTCGCCGAGGGCGTGATCCCGGCCGGTAGCGAGACCAAATGGTTCACGCTTGACCATCCCAGCTTCAAGACGTGGCGGCCGAAATTTGACGAGGGGAAGGTCGTCAAGGACGCCGAGGGCAACGTCGTCTTTGAACAGGTGCCGCTCTACATCCACGGTGATTTCGAGGGGCCGCTGCGCGCGGTGCTCGACCATCGTTCCGGCGCGCTCTATGGCGGCATGATGGCGCTCAAGGGCAAGACGATGTCCCTGATCATGAACTCGCCGATGATCCACAACGCGGTGGAGTGGGGCCGGGCGGTGTTCGCGATGCCGGGCAAGGTCGCTACGTTCAAGGTCTATTTCGAGGGCAATCGCGCCAAGCACAATGTTCCGCTGATGCATGAGGCGATCGACAACGGGCTCGTTCCGATCGGCCACCGCTTCTTCAACCAGGACATTTCCGGCCTGATGGAATCGCCCAACCTGACGCCTGGCCGGTCATGGACGTCGCAAATCCTCGCGGCAGTGCCGGGCCTGTTTGATGAGGCGGCCGGCACAGCCGTCAAGCGAGCGGTCGATAAGGCCGGCGACTTCTGGCACAACACGCTGCTCTGGGACCGCGTCGCCGACCTGCAGATGGGCCTCTATGTCAACTTCCGATCAGACATGATCGCGAAGGGCTTCGACCAGCAGACCGCCTCTCGCATGGCCGCACATTGGGCGAACCGCTACGCCGGCGCGCTGCCGAAGGAAGCGATGAGCGATGGCGCCACCAAGATCGCCAACATGCTGCTGTTCTCGCGATCGTTCACGCTCGGCAACATGGGCGTGCTGAAGGACATGCTGACTGGCCTGCCCAAGGATGTGCTGGCCCAGATCGAGCGGGATGCCGGCTTCCGTGCCGGATCGATCGAGGCGGGTATCGAGGCTGCACAGGAAGCGAAGACAAAAGCGCAATCCGTCGCCCGGCGAAAGGCAATGGCGGTCGTCGCGCTGGACGTCGCCGGCATGTACGTCATGAACTCGATCCTGCAGAACGCCACCAACGTCATCCTTGGCGATTCCACGGTCGAGAAGGAACTATTCGGCTATGCCACGCGGCTGAAGAACGCCCTGTCGGAAACGGCGGAACATCCGCTGAAGCTGCTTCAGCCGTTTGGCTTCCTCGAGCACGTTAGCGCCACGGGCGAGAACGAGCCGGGGCGCCAGGAGCGAGTGCGCGTAGGCTATGCCAAGGACGGCACCGCCATCTATGCCCGTGCCCCCGTCGGCAAGATCGGCGAGGAATTCATCGGATATATGACCGGCCCGCTCGACATGATGCGCAAGAAGCTCGGAACCATCGCCCGCCCTGGCTGGCAGATCATGTCGAATGACGCCGGCTTCGGCCGCAAGATTTACGATCCGACCGCCGACACCCCGGCCAAGTACCTGCAGAACGCTTACCTGATCGCCAAGCATCTGGCGCTGGCGCAGACCCCGGAGGGCCAGATCAGGGCCGGAATTGATCTCGTCAAGGGCGAGGGTGACGCCAAGGTAAACGCGCTGCAGGCCTTCGGACCATTCGCTGGCGTGACCTTCTCCAAGGGTGCTCCGGGCGGGCCTGCGGTTGGCGAGATGTACGCCAGCAAGGCGCAGTACGAATTCCGGGTCAACCAGGCGCTGCCGGACATCCGGCGCCAGATCCTGCGCGGCGACGTCGACGGGGCGATCGGACGTATGACCGAACTCGACATTCCGCAGGGGCTGCAGCGGTTCTACGTCCGGACCACGCTGAACCCCGCCACCCGGCTCAGCGCGCGCGCCGTGCGAGACTTTTATCTGCACTCGAGTCCGCAGCAGATCGAGCGGTTTGAACGCGCTCAGAGGGCCCAGCCGCGTCCCTAATGGTGCGTTGCTGGAAACAGCCCATCCGCAAAACTCATCCCCAGAAATAGGTGAGCCGGCCACGCTTCCAACGTGCCGGCTCAGATTGGGGAAGGCTTGCAGCTAAAGCCCCAACCGGGTAACGGCGCGTGTTATAATATAACATCGTTGCCAAAGCAACCGTCCAGCCGAGCGCTATGCAAGCGAACCGGAAACCCCGCCGGAACTCGCCCGCAAGGGACTCCGACGGCCCGAATGCTTGATGTGAGCTGAGGGATAACTGCTCGACCATCGACCCCCTCGATCTGCTGGCCCGGCTTGGGCGGGGAGGCGGCTGGCCACCGTTAAAAGGCAGAGCAGCTATACGGGGTTTAAGCATCCCTTCGGTCCGTAGCCCTCTCGACAGCGGGAGGGGAGGGTACGGAGGACGGAGTATGCCTTCAAGGTGCGTTGCTGGCGCAGGCCGTTTCTCCACCTTGCGCGCATGCAAAACCTCATCCGCGCCGCCCTTTTCGCCCTCCTGTCCCTGCTGGCCGCGATCCCGGCCGCCGCACAGGTTAATCTCGGAAGCCTGCCCCCGAGCACGGTCATAGGCCGCCTCGGCATCAGCACCGGACCAGCTCAGGCGCTTCCATTCTCGACTCTATTCAGTCAGATTGGCGGCGTCCCGAACGTCCGAACCATCAACACGACATCTCCCCTGGCTGGCGGCGGCGATCTCTCGGCCGACCGGACGCTGAGCATCACCACCAACGGCATCAGCAATTCGCTGATCCGGCAATCGGCGGCGCTCTCGCTCATCGGGCGATCGGCCAACTCCACGGGCAACGTGGCCGACATCTCCGCCACTCCCGGCAGCTCCTGCGTGTTCGTGGAAACCGCCAGCACGCTTGCATGCTCCACCGTCGCCACAGCGGGCATCACCAACAACGCGGTCGACAACACCAAGATCAGGCAGTCCGCGGCACTTTCGCTGATCGGCCGTTCTGCAAACTCGACCGGCAACGTGGCTGACATCAGCGCCAGCGCAGCGTCGGATTGCGTGTTCCGCGAGTCCGGGTCGACGGTCGGCTGCGGCACAGTGGCGACCAACGGTCTTGCCGCCAACGCCGTCACCAACGCCAAGATGGCGACGATGGCGGCAAACACGGTCAAGGCCAATGCGACCGGCTCGTCCGCGGCACCGACCGATGTGACGGCTGCCACGGCCAGGTCTTCGTCGCTGCTCAATATCGATCAATCGGCATCGAACGGCGATTCAAACTATACGATCCTCGCTACCGATCGCGGCATATATCATACGGCACTGTCCGCCGCGCGCACCGATACGCTGCCAGCCGCAAATGCGGTCAATCCTGGACAGAGGATTCTGATTTGGGACCCGCGCGGCGTTGCGACCGCGAGCAATACGATCACGGTGCAGCGCGCCGGCAGCGACACAGTCAATGGCACCACCACCTTCGTCGCCGTCCAAGCTGCCAACGGCATCGCGGAATGCATCTCGGATGGATCGAGCCGTTGGGCCTGCGCTCAACTCGGCGGTGGCGGCGGTGGCGGCGGTACCGTCACAAGCGTCACTTGCTCCGGCGTGGCGATCACCACGTCCGGCACCTGTCCGCCGCCTTTCGGATTTGTGAACTGCTCAATCACGGCAAGCGTCGCCTCAAACAATCTTACCGTAGCGCTGAAGGACAATGCCGGAAGCGATCCCTCGGCGTCCTCTCCGTGCAACATCTACTTCCGGAACTCGACCGTAGCCACGGGCTCTTGGGCGCAGGTAACGACTACGTCGGCCCTCTCGTTCGTCGCCAACTCTGGCTCGACTTTTGGCATCACCAACACATCCGCAACTTGCGCCGCCGCGTCCTCGTGCCCATTCCGGCTGTGGGTCGTGGGCATCAATTCCGGCTCGGGGCTTGTTCTCGGTGTGGTCGCGCTGACGAATGCCAGTGGTGTGCTTCCGCTGAACGAAAGCGTTCTACAGACCACGACGGCGTGCAACGCATGCAACACGGCAACGGCGCTCGGGACTATCTATTCCACCGCCGCACAGAGCACCAAGACAATTATCATCCTCGGCTATCTCGAGTGGGGTAGCGGTCTCGGGACGGCAGGTACCTATGCCTCGGCGCCGACCATAATCCAGAGCATGGGAATCGGCATCAGAAAGCCGGGAGGAACCGTCCAGACCGCCTACAGCACCACGACGAGCAGCGGCACGACAGCGAACAACACATCGACCCTATCAGCGCTGTCATCGTCGCCATCCATTTCGTTCACGCCAACCTCTTCAGCCAATCTGGTGCGGGTGAAGATGGTGGGGACGCTTACGGTTAATGCGGCGAGTGGCACTTGCCAGCTTGCTGTTAATCGCAGCAGCACCCAGGTAGGGCCTTCTTATGGATCAACCTCATCCGCGAGCACTTCCGCGGCCAGCATAACGATAGGTGGGCTGGACACACCGGGGACGACTTCGTCCGTAACCTACAATATTATCGGGCGCGTTTACGGAGCGAACACCTGCACCTTTCCGCAAAACACGACAGGCTCACTCAGCCCGGGCGTTGGAATGATCATGGAGGTGGATGAGATCATGGGCGCCAACGACAACGAGAAGGTTGGGCTCCCTGTCTTGCCAAAGGCCGCTTAAACTGGCATGGCCCGAATGCCACACGGCAGAGGAAAACAGGACGTTCTCCCTTGGTAGGGGGTAGAAGTTCCGTCAAAAATCGTCCATGGGTTGAATCTGTCGTTTTCTTGGCAGGTTCATTATGCCGCGCTCGCTACAGCTACATTCCATCCTGCTCACCGTTCTGACGTCCTCCGGCGCGATCCTGGTCCTGCTGCACGGCTTGGGAATCGGCGGCCCGCTCATTACAGGCGTGCTGCTGGCGGGTTCCATCGCAGTCTTGATCGTGACTGGCGATCGAAGCCGCCGGCTGATCCTGACCGATGTCGACATGCTGTTCATCGGTTTTCTGGCCTGCCTGGGTGGGTCTTTTTTGATCAACGGGTGGGCCGCGACAGACAAGGATGGCGCACTCCTGGCCATGTCGCTGGCGGCTTATCCTGCGGGCCGCCTGATGCCGCGCGGCGGCGTTGGACCGGCCTTTATCTGGATTTCAGCGGCGGTCACAGCGGTCGGGGGTATCTTCACGGCCTATGCCCTCATGCATCAGTGGGGCCCGCATCTCGATCGGCCCAGCGTATTTGGATACAATCACGCCGCAGCCGTGTTTCTGATCTCGCTCGCCTTCATGCTCATTGCGCTGTCGAGCGGCGGCTGGCTGAGTGCGTTTCGCACCAAGGTGCTGTGCGCGCTGTTCTGCGTGCCAGCCTTTGTGTTCGGCTTTTCGCTGGTGCGCTTTGGCTTCGTCGCGATCGTGGCGGCCTTGGCGGCTGTGGCGTCGACATCGGGTAGGGATCACCGGAACCGCGTCTATATGATCGCCACCGTCGTGGTCCTCGCGATGACGGCGGGCCTCATGACACGCTACAACACCAGCGACATCTCGTTCGGCTTGCCGGCGATGGCGGCAAGCGCAGCCGAGGAGACTGCCGACTCGGCCGACGCGCTTGTCCGCTGCGGCGTCAACGCGAATAGCTCGATCGCGACACGCACCGTCCTATGGCGCGAGGCGATCGCACTGATCCCGGATGCCGGATGGTTCGGGATCGGCTACACGAATTTCGGCAACGTTACCTGCTTTGCGGGCATGAACCCGCACAACTCGATACTGCAGGCGCTGGTGGAATTCGGATGGTTGGGCGGTGCCATGTTCATCTTGCTGATCCTTGCCACCTTGCTCTATTCGCGAAGCGCTGCACTGGCCGGCGATGAAGGCCGCTTCGTGTTTGCCAGCCTCATCTACGTGTTCGTCCTCGGCCTCGTCCATGGCAATGTCGGGCAGGACTATCTGCTGTTCCTGTTCATGGGATATGCCGGCCGCGTCCATCAGGACAGCTTCTGGGCTGTCTGAACCACCACCTTGTAGTGCGTTGCTGGAACGCCACACGCTGCCATGTTCCGCCTGAAAACGGAGGCGGCGGCCCATGGCTTGGAAAGGCATCGTAGGGAAATCCTTTTCCCCGGAACAGTTTGAGGAATACGTCGCCGGCCTGACGTTCGGCGCTTGGCGGCCGCGGTTTATCGTCGTCCACAACACGTCGGCGCCAGATACCAAGACGTGGCAGGGCTGGCAGAAGCGCAACCCGCCGATCACGGATGAGCGCTGGGCGCAGAATCTGGTCGGCTACTATCGCGACAGTCAGGGCTGGTCATCCGGCCCGCACCTGTTCGTGACGCCGGGCGGCATCCTGGTCTTCACCCCGCTCACCACGCCCGGCACCCATTCGCCATCATGGAACTCAACTTCGTGGGGCGTCGAGACCGTCGGCGAGTTCGAGCGCGATGCCTTCGAAGGGCCGATCAAGACCAACCTGGTCGCGGCTCTGGCGGTCCTACATTCGGCAGCCGGCCTATCCCCGCGGCCCTACGAGCTCGGCGCGCGGGGTCTGCACTTCCACAAGGAAGACGTCCGCACCACACACAAGGCCTGCCCTGGCCACAAGATCATCAAGTCGGACCTGATTGCGGCCGTCGAGGCTAAGATCCTCGCCATGCACGACGGTGACCACGAGGACCAAGCTCCGAAGCCGGTCCCAGCGCCGCCCGGCCGCACCGGCATCGTCAACACCAACGACCTGAACATCCGCTCGGAAGCCAGCGCGCGCGCCCCTGCCGTCGGCAAGCTGAACAAGGGCGACCAGGTCACGATCCTCAGCGAATCCATGAACGGGCCAACCAAGTGGTTCGCCATCCAAGGCGGCTTCATTGCTGCAGCTTACGTCAACACCTGAAGGAGACTGAAATGCAATTCCTGATCTCGCTGTTCAACAACTTCGCCGGCCCGATCGGCGGACTCGTCGAAAAGGGAATTCTCGCCGCGGTCGTGTGGGCCATCGGCAAGGGCTACATCGCTGGCGACGGTGCCGTCATTGCGGCATCGATCTATGGTGCTGTCTCCGCGATCTTCACGGCGGTGACAAAGTCGCAGACCGCCAAGATCGTAGCGATCAACGCCGACGCCACGAACGGCGTCAAGGTCGTCTCCGAGTCGGTATCCGCACCGGCCGTCAACGCGCCGCAGTGATCAGCTGGATCGAAATCATCCTGCTCGTCCTGAAGATCATCGACTGGTCTTTGGGACGGGTGGATCAATCCAAATGGATCAAGGCCGGCTACGACAAGGCCATCGCGGAAACGTCGGCGGCCATTCTGAAAAAGACGGCCGCCGGCCGCGCAATGATGGAGAAGGTGAATGCTATGTCGGACGCTGAGGTTGATGACACTCTGCGCGGCCTTGAGCCTAAGTAATTGCGCAGCGGTGCCAACGGATAGCTTCTGTCAGGTTTACCTGCCTGTCGTGCAACAGAAGGGTGATGGCTCGATAGCGGCGGCATCGGGCGTCAAGAAGCGAATCCTCGCGAATGAGTTGACGTATCGCGATCAGTGCCGCGCGAAGTGAGCATGGATGGAGATCGCACAAGAACTTTTGAAGGCGTGGGGGCCACCCGGCCTTCTCGCCGTCTTCATGTGGCTGATGCTGAAGAAGTCCGAGGAGCGGGAAGAGAAGAAGGACGCAAGGATACAGATGCTCGAAAACCTCCTCACCGAAAGCTATGACGAGCGCATTGCTGCTGCTGATCGCATCGCGGAAGCGCTCCACGGCAATGCAGCGGCAATGAACGCGCTCACGCACGAGATCAGAGCAACCAAATGAACCAGGTCATAAACCAGGTGCGGCGCATCTTTTCCGACGATGGCCGCGGTGACAAGGACTTCACAGAGCAGGAACGCCGGCTCGATGAAGCACGAAAGAAATTGACCGAGGCCACCCAGGCCCTGAAGCGGGCGGCTGAGCTATTGCACGACACAATCAAGAGCATGGAGCCGGTCGCCAAGGACGACATGCATTGATGTCCGAAATCGCGATCTTCATCGCCCTCGTCATCATCGCGGCCGGAGCATTGTTATTCGGCCTCTCAACAAAGGGCGAGCAGCAGTCCCTCGGCGGCGCCGTGATGATTGGCGGGATGGTGATCATGACGGCGGGTGGCTTGTTCTGGATGCTCGGCCAATGAGCAAGCGATGGATTGCGTCAGCAGTTGCGATGATCGCCATCGCGGTCATCGCGCTGTTCATCGGCAAGGCGGACGCGCACGACCACAGCCGGCCCTTTCTCGACGGCTGGTATAGCGGCCTGAAAAGCGGCAAGGGCCCATGCTGCGGCGGACCGACCATCGACGCCAAGACGCTCGACGGCCCCGATTGGGAACGAACCAGCGACGGTCATTTCCGAGTCCGCATCGAAGGCCAATGGTGGGATGTCCCTGATGAAGCCGTCCTTAGCGAACCGAACAGGGACGGCAGGACGCTGGTCTGGCCAGTCTATCGCCGCGCGCTCGGGGCCGTGCTGTCGATAGAGATCCGCTGCTTCATGCCTGGCGTGATGACGTAGCGCTCGCTGTTTACGACGCGCTAGGTGCGGCATCCGTTGCCCGGCCGATCCGGCATTGCCGCAAGAGGCATTCGGGGACGAACATCATCTGATGCGTCATCCACTCGCCAGTCCATCCCGGCTTGTGGCTCAGGTTTTCCAGTTCGATCAGACTCTCAACGCCGGGCGCTCCCAGATGGATACCCCTGACGCGCCACATGTGAACGTCCGGGTGCTTGCCCCACATTACGATGTCGTCAACCTGCATTTTCTCTCTCCTTTATCGTCACTGCTCACCTCTGGCGTGGTGCGACAATAGCCGCGCCTTTGCATGGCTTGTTTCGGTCATCCGCCCGTCGCACAATCTGGCAATCCCTGCACATTGTCAGGCCGAACTTCGGCACCCATATCCAATGGTGCCCGTTCGACTCTGCGATAACTTCCGGTTTCTTCGATAGTTTGGACGGCATCGCGCATCCCCTGCATATAGACTTCTTCAAGAATAAAGCTGAGCGGTCGATCTAGGCCCATGCTTGTCTCGATAAACGGCAATGTTCGACGCCGCAGAAACTCACGCATTTCCGGTGTTGGCCGGAAGGGGTCTCGCGTCAATCTGGCTGTGTCATTGCGCCGCGTCATGGGATTCCTCGGTCAGGGCGGCTGTGGTTCGCCGCCATTCGCCCATGCCATCTGCATGATAAAATCACACGGCACAAATTTCCCATCGGCGAACGTGATAAGTGTATCAGTTCCAAGATCGTGCATTAGGGTGGCGATTGCTCGCATCGCTTCTTTTCCGTGCCGTTTAGCAAGCTCCGCCATCATCTCTTCGATCTCTTCCATCGTCATTCTCCATTCGTGACGGATAGGCCGTCGGAGCGGTTGAGACCTTCCACGATCAGGGCAGCGAGGTCGGCCTGCTCCTTTTCGAGCGCGTCTTGGTTTTCTTCTGTCACGTCCCAATCCTCCAGATCGAGGCGGCACAGAATCTTCCCATCGGCATCGTAAATCGTGGTGTATTGCCAGCTATTGGCGACGGACTTGCAGGGTAGCTTCATTGTCGCATCTCCTGAGCTTCTACTGAGGACTATTCGAGCAACTGCACTTTCCGGCCTTGATGCAAGCTCGCGCTGTCAGATTGTCGATGATCGGATAGGGGCAATAGAACCGAAACCAGATCGGTGCCCATATGTACGTGAACCAATAGCCGGCGCTTCCCCAGCAAAGCCGATAGCCTTGGATTTCGAGCCAGCGTCTCATGATCCTCTCCCCTGACTGCTAACCCGTGACAATCCGCGTCTGCCGCTCAATAAACCGGGCAAGCTGCGGGTTCGGCCGGGCCTGATATTCCGCAAGCTGGTTGATTAAGAGCTGGATCTGTTCCCACCGGTCGCGCGAGATTGCCGCGTCGCGCTTGGCAATCAGTTCGCGCCGGATGTGGTAGTGGCTGAAGTCGGCGGGGGCGTTCAAGCCAGCCGAAATTTCACGTTGGGAATGCAGAGTCATGCCATTGCCTCGTCATCTGGTTGGATGAACTTCAGCAAGCAAAATCAAAGGGAGGGAACAGACGACGCATCAGCGCCATTGTTCTTATTCCTTCTTGTTTTGCTTGGCCTTAGCTCACTTTAGTTCATCACTCGTTCATTAGAAAGAGTTCAAGCCTTGTTCTTTGCCCGGAATTCCAACACTTCGGCTGCCGTCTTTCGGTTGGCGTCGGCCTTGCGCCGGCTGTACCTGGCCGTCGTCTCTGGGCGGCTGTGCTCGGCTTCCTTGCGGGCGCGCTCCAGATCCCCGGTGACTTCCACTGTCTCCGTGATGCCGCCGGCGCGGCTGTCCATGTTCCAAACGGTCTTCGGCAGCCCGGCCGCGGTCGCGCAGTCCCGCCACTTCAGGCGGAAGTGATTACTGCGCCACGGCCGGCCGGTGATCTCGCACACGACGATCGGCCCCGCGCGCTTCTCTGCCGGGATGCGGTCGAGCTCGGCCATCACCATCGGGTAGAGGTTAAGGTCGCGCTCCAGCACCTTGCCGCTGCGCGACTTGGATATGGGGTGCTGCAGCATCAGGCTAGCGCTGATCTCTTCCCAGACGATTCCGCGCAGCCATTTATGGCCGTGGTGGTGAGCGATCCGGGAGATGCCCGGTTCGGATGCTGCCGGTACCCATTGTCCGATGATGTCACCCTGCCTGGCGCGCAGATCGAACTGCAGGGCCTGGGCGAGGGCGATCGACGGGAAACCCAGCCGGTGCGCCGCCGCGATGATATCCTCGCACTGCCGCAGCGTCATGGCTTCGGAGCGGGCCTTCTTGTTCTCGAACTTCAGCGTTGAGAGAACGCCCCGCAACTTGGCGCAATGATCGACCTCGAACACCGTGCCGTAGCCGAGGACCATGCGAACCGCTGTGATGGCGGCGTGCGCCACGGAAAGCGTTTCGCGTCCCGTCAGCTTCCCGTTCTTGTCTCGCTGGAATCGAAAGTCCTCATAGAGGTCGAGGAAGTCACGGGCGCCCATCTCGCCAAGCTTCTTCGTGCCGATCTTCGCGTCGATGCGCTTCAGGAATGCGTCGGTGTGCTGCCGCGTGCGATGTCGCATCTTGCAGTAGGGGCTGTGACGGTCGGTCTGATAGTCGCCGACCAGCGCGCGCCACGTGCCGGCGAAGGCCTTCGGTGCCTTCATGCCGTACATCTCGCGCTGCAGGCGTGTGCATTCGCTGCGAACCCGGAATTCCTGCTCTGGCGTCGGCGGCGCGGTAAGGACAATGATCTGATGCGTCGCCGGCCTGAAGCCAGCTTCCACCTTATCCGCCCTAGCCACCCATACCGCGGCCCAGCCGCCTTTCCGCGGCCTCCAAGCTAGGCCTGGGGCGTCCTCGATGCGAGGTCTGTCCATGGTTGTCTCCGTGTCCGGCGGGATTGCCGGGGGTGGCAAGGGTACGTTTGTTCCAGATGTCCAAAAAGTCCCGAAACGAGGGCCAATAGGTCTTTCCCCCAACAGATCGGGGAGGGCAGGCTGGGTGCTCCCGCATCCGCTTGAGCTCTCGCGCGCCCGAATTCAGGCCGACGCCCATGCGGCGGATCAGCTCCTTGTCGGTGCAGTAGGGCGCCGGCTCGCTCATTTCGAGTCCTGTGAAATGGCCGCGCGATTATTCCAAGCTTCGATCAATTCTGCCTGATCCGAGCAAGCTCCTGGCATTACCACCATGCAGCTCGGACAATTGATTGACCCAAATTTGTGCCATTGATTTGGTTTGTTGAGAAAGATGTTCTCTTGCCCGCAGAACGGGCATGGCAAAAGGTCGCTCATCGTTCGTCCTGTGAAATGACTGGCGCATTGCGGCGATAAAATCCGATCAGCACAGAATACATGGTGATGGCGCAGTGCTTGGGATCTTCCGTTAGCATTGCATAGGGTTCGCCAACCGCCAGGGCATCGGCGATTATCTCCAAATGGCGCGATGCCGGCGTGGTGTTCGTGGGAAACTGCCGAAGCGCCGCAAGCTCCTTGCGAAGTTCCTTGATATATCGCCGTTCGCTATTGGGGTTCATTGTCCGTCCTCGTGAAGGACTGTCATGGTGCGACATCTTCGAACAGATCGATCTGATCGCGCTGCCGCTGCTTTGCGTTGTTGTCGAAGTCTTCGAACGCAAGCAATTCGTAATACCTGCGGATAACCCACTTCTGGAATTCCCAGAGGGGCTTATGCCCGATGCGCTTATTGTAGCCACCAAGTGAAAGCGTCCTGTGCCTGTCCCCGTAGATCATGGGGAAGGGACGGATTCCGCGCTCAACCATCCGATTGAGGCGGTACATCACGCGTTCCCAAGTTTCCTTCCTGTCATAACCGACTAGCATGTAGGCCATGACGTGGGTCGGCGGGATGCCGTGCCGCTCTAGGGTATCAATGCCACGAAAGAACTTTTCTTCGTCTCCGATGTTGTCCCACGCCGTATAAAGACGGCGGGAGCGGAAACTGTCATCGTAATAAGGGACCGATGCCAGCGCCGCCGCTGACGTGTCGTCGATCATTCGGATATTGATGCCCTGGTTAAGGCAGACTTTGAATCCGCCTGCGCGGATTTCATCAAGACGGGCTTCCCATTGTTCACGCGGTTGGCCGAAAAAGTCGTTGTCCAACAGATGAATATGTTTCGGGAAGCCTTCGCCGCGCCAGATTGAAGCGATGGTGTTGACCGATCTCGGCTTGCCTTCCTTCTTGGGAACGACACAGAAGCCGCACTTGAGCCGGCAACCGCGTTGTGTAAATCCGATAGAGGCATCAAAGCCGGGATAGATTGAATAGTCATAGGTCTCGTTTTCCTCGACGCCAAGGAACTGCTCAACCGTTGTATTGTCCGAAAGGTTATGCGTCCCGCCAACGATGGCGGCCGGGAATTCCTGCTTGAACTTGGCAACGCGATCTCCGCTAAACGAGAAGATGGCTGAGCCATAGACGCGATCGTACTCAGGTTCGAGCATGTCCCGTTCCACCTTCTTAGTGAAGTGGACGGCATCGCCCATCGCGCGATGATGCGCCGCCAGCTTCATCAGGGCGAGGTTCGGGAGCTTCCCATCGATCTGGGTTAGGCGCACGTTCACAGCTTCCCCAATAATGCCAAGCCGAGGGCAACCAGCCACGGTCCCCAGAAGACGGCGATAAGAAACGTCATGCAGACCAATTCGGCCCAATCGTCTTGCGGGTCGGGGATCATTCCGCCGCACTCCGCTCGTCATGGAAAGAGAAGGAGAAGCCGGGGCGGTCTGTGATCTTCACCGGAAGATGGGCGTAAGGCAGCTTCAAGCGCCGAGCTCGGCCCTGGACCCGAACCTTCGGCCTTCCCATGATCTCCGCCGCTTCCTGGTAGGTGCGGCGTTCGTCAACGATTAGCCGGCGCAGCAATGCGTCATCGGCTGGACTTGATGCAAAGGCGCGGTTTCGGCTCTGCTCCAGCTTCGTGCCCCATTTGCAGTTGCCCGGCTCGTAGTTACCGTCATTATCGATGCGTTCCAGCGTCAGCGACGGGTCGGGCCGCGGTCCCATATCCTCCAGGAAGTTTTCGAAAACCTCCCAGCGCTCGCAATAGGTGATGCCGCGGGCGCCGTATTTTTGATAAGCGGG